CCGGGGAAAGTCCGGTTGCGGGTCCAGGCCGTTGAGCCCGGAGCGGACTACAACGTGGCCGCCGAGACGGTCAAGGAAATCACAAACCCCATGGACGGCGTGAGCGCCTGCACGAACCCGGCAGCCATCGACGGCGGGCGGGGCCGGGAAACCGATGAAGAGTTCCGGGACCGCTATTATCAGTCCGTGGACTATGCGGGCGGCGTCAACGCGGACGCCATCGCCGGTGAAATCATGCAGAACGTGGACGCGGTTTACTCCGCGATCTGCTACGAGAACGACACCGACGAAACCGACGCCCTGGGCCTCCCCCCGCACAGCATTGAGGCCATCGTCTACGGCGGCCTGGACGCCGACATCGCGCAGGCCATCTTCCGGCGCAAGGCGGCGGGCATCCAGACCTCCGGCAGCTCTTCTATCGCCGTCATCGCCAAGAGCGGACAGAGCATCAATATCAAGTTTTCCAGGCCGACCACCGTTGCCGTGTATATTCAAATCAAGAACCTGGAGACCAACAGCGACTTTCCGGGCGATGGGCAGGACCGCATCAAGGAGGCCCTGGTGGAGTACATCGGCGGCGATGTGAGGGGCGGCCTGACTATCGGCTCGGACGTTCTCTATATGGCCTTGCCCGGTGTCATCCTGTCTGTCCCCGGTGTGGTGGACTTCGACCTGGGCATCAGCGAGACCGCCAGTGACTACGGGGAAGAGAACATCGTCATTGACACCAGGGAAAAGGCCGTGACCTCGACCGACAAAATCACCATTGCGGAGGTGAGCTGATGAGCTACGGCTACCTGTCTCAAATGCTGGAGTATCTGACCGGGGCTTATGCCCGGTCGGACATCCGCAACAGCCGACACAGCCTCCCCATGGAGACGAACATCGGGCGCTTATTCGGGACCCTTGCCTGGGGCCTTGAAATCATCCACGAGAACGCGGACCGGCTCAAGCTATGGGATGACATAGACAATGCCAGAGGGTCCGTCCTGGACCGCTACGGGGCCAATTTCGGCGTCGCTCGCGGTGGAGCGGACGATACCTTTTACCGCCTGCTCATCAAAATCAAGATGATTGCGCTGCTTTCCGGTGGTGACATCGACACCATCATCTCCGCTGCGGCCTCGCTCTTCAACGTGGACGTATCGGAGATAGAGGTCCGAGAGCTGTTTCCGGCGAAAATCTGGATTTATGTCGATGAAGCTGTCCTGGACTATGAGCGCCTGGAGGCCGCGCCCCTGATAGCGGAGCTGATGAAGCGCATCGCGGCGGCAGGCGTCGGGACCCGTGTTTTCCTGCGGACCTACCACACAGCACGGTCCCGGAGCTATTACGCGGTCCCGGCGCTGATCTACAACGAGATTGAGGCGAAACCCCGGACAACCCCATTCCGCACGGCAACCTCCCGCAGCTATGTGGGCCTGGCCGTGTGGGAGGACGTGTCGATAACTGCATCTATGAAAGCGAGGTAATACCATGCCAAACAGAGAAATCCTGGCCTCTCCTGACATCGCGGAGAGTGAAGAGGGCGCGGTGCTGCTCAACAGCGGCTACACCGCCCTGGGCAAAGTCATGGCCGGGAGCGGCGGCATCCAGTTCACAAAAGCGGAGCTGGACAGCGGCGATCTCCCGGAGGGAACGGCGGTTGAGGACCTGACCGCCCCGGTTGAATATGCCGGAGACGCCATGATTGCCAAGTGCGAGAACACCGGCACCGGCGAGGCTACGGTGGTGGTCCAGGCTACCAGCGTGGGCGTCGAGACCGGCTTCTACGTCAAAGGCGTCATGCTCTACATCAAGGACCCGGAGGGCGATGGAGACGTTGCCTATTCCTATCTTCCCCTCCAGAGCAAGCCGGAGTGGATGAGGCCCCAGGGCAGCCCGGTAAACAAGATGGTGACTTTCAACATCATCAACATTGTGGGCGCGGCGGCGAGCGTTTCGGCCATCATTGACCCGGACGCCCTGGCCCGCGTGGTGGACCTGGAAAAATATGCGCTCCTGGGCCACAGTCATGAAATCAGCGACATTTCCGGCCTCTCCAACACCCTGAGCGACCATGAGGCCGCAATCGACCTGCTCAACGATCTGGTGTCCGGCGATATGCCCGGAGGCATCAACAAGACCGCCGACTTTGCCACCCTCGCCGGTATCACCATGCGCGATGGAGTTTGGAGCCAGACCGGACGCTCCATTACAGCATGACGGGGCTACTTTGCAGCCCCGAAGAGGCGAGCTGTCTTATTCCGAACCTTATCGCAGAGCTGGAGACCCCTTGCCCCTGCGAGGGCCTGGAGGGGCTTGTGCTCTGCGGTTTGGGATATAAAGGCCAGAGGGTCACTATCCGCGTCCGGCCCGGCGTCCTCGAAGTGGACGGCGTACCGGCTGATGAGCTGGAGGCCCTGCGTGAAAGGAGGCGTCCTGTTTGCAGAACCGGCACGGTGAACTCACCATCATCTGCAAGGCAAAAGACCTGGTAAACCATACCTTGCAGCTCACGAACAACACTAAGCTGTTCCCTAAAAAGGTGCGCTTCACCCTCTGCCAGAGAATGCAGAACCTCTCAATCCAAATCCTGCATGACATCATAGCGGCCAACGAGATATACCCTCGGACCGTCGCTGAGATGAACACGCGCCTTGACCTCCAGAAAGAGGTCTTGACCAACTGCAAGGTCTTCCTGAACTTCCTGGATATAGCTCTGGAACAGGGGTATATCGACATCAGGCGGTGTGAGTATTGGACGGGCCTCACCACCGACGTAAAGAACCTTGCCGCGTCGTGGCGCAAAAAGGACGCCGAGCGCTTCCGGCAGCAAGTTCAGACCGGCGGCGCACGGCGATGATTTGAGAGGCCACGGGTGCGTCCTGTACGTGCATCCCCCTGGGTGTGCCTTGTCCGCTCCCCGTATTCGTCGAACGCGAACAACGTGCGCTACGTGAACTCGGACGGGAGCCTCAACAACAACAACGCGTACAACGGCAACAGGGGTGTGCGCCCGGCTTCGGTGGAATACCGTGACCGAGTAACCCGAAAGGGAGAAAGCAGAAGCCCACCATCAAAGGAGGACGTATCCGGTCCCGGCCTGACAGGGCGGGGATAAACACATAGCGCCGACGCGCTGAGGCTCGCCCATTGGAGCTTCGGCGCTACCAGCGGCGCAAGGAGCCTATTATGGAACAGAATTTTGAAGTCGTTTATGACTTCGCTAATCTCTATGCGGCGTATCGGGCGACCAGAAAAGGTAAGCGATGGAAAGACGCCGTTGCCAAAGTGGAGCTGAACACTCTGGAGGCGATCACCGTCCTGCAAGCTGAGCTGCGGGACGGTCTCTACAAGCCCGGAAATTACCATGAGTTCTACGTCTTTGAGCCAAAGCGACGTCTCATCCAGACGAACAGCGTCAAGGACAAAATCGTGCAACACGCCTTTTGTGACAACATCCTTTACCCCGTCCTGAGCCGCCCCTTTATCCTGGATAACTACGGGAGCCAAGTCGGAAAGGGGACCCACTTCGGCCTCGACCGCCTCCGTGACTTCATGCGGGAGTATTACCGGAAGCACGGGAGCGCCGACGGCTGGGTCCTGAAAGCGGATGTCCGGCACTACTTCGCCAGCATCCGGCACGACATTCTCAAGCGAGATGTCAATAAGCTGCTCACGGACCCACGGAGCCGGGCCTTGTCCGACGCTATCATAGATAGCACCCCTGATAATGTCGGCATCCCCATAGGAAATCAATCGTCCCAGGTGTACGCCCTATTGTATCTGAATGAACTCGACCACTACGTCAAAGAAGTCCTCCGAATGCGGTACTATGGCCGCTACATGGATGATTTTTATATCATCTGCGAGAGTAAGGAGGCGCTTCGTGAAGCGTGGAGGAAAGTCGAGCAGCTCTTGACCCCGAGGGGCCTTGAGCTAAACCAGAAGACACAGATCTTCCCCTTGCGGAACGGCCTGGACTTTTTGGGCTTCCACACATACCTGACCGACACCGGAAAGGTAATACGGAAAGTTAGGCGTTCCAGTAAAGACCGTATGAGGCGCAAGCTGCGGAAATACGCGGTGATGTATGAAAACGGCGCTATGACCCGGAAGCAGATTGAAGAGAGCTACCAGAGCTGGAGGTCTCACGCTTCCCACGGCCAATGCCGGGAACTCATCACCAAGTACGACGCGGTTTGCGCCTCCATCTTTGAAAGGAGTGTAAAGTCAAACCATGCCGCAGAAAATCAGCGCCCTACCCGTAAAGGCGAAAGTGCGGGACACAAAGACTAAGTATTACGGCGTCCCCATCGGCTGGGTCATCGGTGACAAGAACCATTCCGGCTATCCCGCCAATAGCACAACCCTTGTGGCCGAGAGCATCATCAAAATCTGCTGCTTCGACGCTATGGAGAGCGGCGGCAACACGGACCGGGAGAGATACGGCAACAACCGCTATTCCCTGGCTAACATCCGCCAGTGGCTCAATAAGAGCGGGACCGGCTGGTATCAGGCCCAGCACAGCTATGACCGGCCCCCGTCCAATTCTTACGTCTGGAGCGGCTACAACGAGTACGACGCACAATCCGGCTTCCTGACCGGCTTCGGCGCGGAGATGCTGGCCGCCCTGCTCACCACCACCCTGACCGTCGCAAAGCCCGGCACGGACGGCGGCGGGTCCGAGACTGTCCAGGACAAGATTTTCTTGCTTTCCATGGCAGAGGTCGGCCTCGGCTCGGAGAACGGCGTCGCAGAGGGCACGAAGCTGGCTATGTTCAGCGACAGCGCAAGCCGCCTGTGCAAGCCTACCGCCCAGGCCGTGAGCAACAGCGAGTACACCGCCGGTGACTTGAGCGCGTCGCAGAATTGGTGGTGGTGGCTCCGCTCCCCGTATTCGTCGAACGCGTACGTCGTGCGCTGCGTGAGCTCGGACGGGAGCCTCGGCAGCAGCGACGCGTACCGCGGCGACAGGGGTGTGCGCCCGGCTTTGAATCTGTCATCTGACATCTTGGTATCTGATGCACCGGACAGCGAGGGGTACTACACCATCATCTGGAATAATGCCCCCACCACGCCCCCGTCCATCACCGTGCCAGAGGACGTGCGGAGCGGTAAAGGTCTCACCGTCTCCTGGGCGGCGTCGGTGGACCCGGACAACGACGCCGTAAGCTACGAGCTTGAGCGGCAGTACAACAGCGGCGCATGGTCCAAAATCTATGACGGAGCCGCGACGCAGTTCAGCGACACGATCACCACGGCGATGAACACGGTAGCCTACCGGGTCCGCGCCAAGGACAGCAAGGCCGCGTATAGCGCATACACCACCAGCCCTACCCGGACCGTCACCCACAACGTAGACCCGACGGTGAGCGGCAGCGATCAGCAGCTCGGCGTGGTGACTACGCCGCCCTCGTTCCAGTACACGGTCAACGACGGGGACGCCGGAGACACGCTCACCATCGTAGAGAGCCTGGACGGTGTGGCCCTTAAAACTATCACCCCGGCAGAGCGGAACCATCAGTACACCTTTGCGCTCACGGCGGCGCAGTTCGCCGCCCTCACCGGACCGCACACCATGACTATCAAGGTCTCGGACAGCGCCGGGAACAGCGTCACCCGTACCATCACCTTTACCCGGTCCGTCTCCATCATCGACTTTGACTGGAAAGTGGATGACACCAGCGCCGCCGCGCAGAAAATCCTTGTCTCCATGCGGTACAACGCCCATGAGGACGGCGTGACAATCCAGGTCTGCAACAACTACAACGACGAAGAGCCGACCTGGGAGACTGCCCAGCTCGGCCTCAAGCACATTTTCAGCAATTCCGCGAAGACTGCGGATAGCTTTGCCGTGGGCGTCCGCGTCCAGATCACCAAGGCCGGAGGGTATGAAAGCATCGCCTGCTACTCTCTGTCCGCAAGCTACATTTAAGGGGGAATGACTATGAGAAGTCTTGAAGAAGCCCGCGCCTACCAGAAGCAGGAAAAGAGCGTGGACACCTATGAGCTGTGGGCGGCCATCCTTGCCACCCATGACGCTCTGTTGGAGATGGACGGCCCCGGCCTCCCGGAGCTTCATGTGAACCGGGCGCGGGCGAACCTCATCCGCGCCGGACAGGTCGAGAGCGGAGACTACACCGACGCCGATCTAAAATCCATCGCGGCGGCAGATGGGGCCCGTATCTGGAGTGCCACCATGGGGACCATTTTCAAGGATGAACCTATCGTGGGGCCGGACAGCGAACTTTACATCTGCACCACGCAGCACCAGGCGCAGGCGAATTGGGCGCCTGGTAGCGAGGGCGGACGGACGTTGTTCCGTCCGCTCCGCAGCGAGCCGGAGGAACCTGGAGAGTACCTGGAGTTCATTTGGGGCGAGCACGTCCCCTATGGCGCGGTACGTCGGGACCCCGTGGACCAGCAGCTCTACACCCCCATCAAGGAGGCGGGCGTCACGCTCTATGAGCCGCACTACCCCCACCTGGTCCCCTCTGAGTACAAGCTCTACGAAGAGGTAGAGCCGGAACCCGAACCGGGACCGGAGCCGGGGGATGTCCCGGATTGGGATGAACTGGAGGCCAATCACACGTTCCAGGTAGGCGACCATTTCACCCACGACGGCACGGAGTATGAGGTCCTGCGCGTCTTCACCAAGCAGGATGGTTGGGCGCCCCCGGCGCTCCTGGACGACTACTACAAGGTCGTGACGGAGTAAAGGGGTGAGACCAATGGAAGTAAACGTCAGCCTGGGCCAGATGGTGCTTGCCTTTGTCGCGGCTATGGGTATTCCGAGCGCGATCATGGGCCTTATCATCTGGCGGCTGGAGCGCCGCATTGACAAGCGGGAAAAGGAACAGGCGGCCCAGGAACAGGGCCAAAAGGACCTCTTCGTCCTGATTGTCCAGGGGACCAATGCCGCTATTGCCCTGGGGGAAGCGACTGCAAGGGCCGTCCAGCGCATCCCTGACGCCCACTGCAACGGGGATATGCACGACGCCCTGGACTACGCCGCCGACATCAAACACAAGCAAAAGGACTTCCTCACCCGGCAAGGCGTTTCCTCCTTGATGGACTGAGGGGGACGCTATGGCTGGTAAGTATGAGGGGAAACGCGCCAAGACGCGCCGCCCGTGGGAGTTCAAAAAGAAGCTCGCTGCGTGGGCCGTCCTTATTGCCACGGCCACCGCCGTAGCTTCCTACGTCCTCGCCTACCTGGACAAGCAGACCGCGAGCGATGTTACCACCACCATCTTTACCGCCTGCATCGGCTATCTGGTGAGCTATGCGGCGGCATCCACCACCGAAAAAGTCAGCCGAAACCGCCACGGGCTGGACGCTGACGGAAACCCATTCCAGACTAACAACACAGAGGGCGGGTCCGACACCAGCGGACCCACCCTCGGATAAAAACAAGGAGGATTTTTTATGTTTGACATTACCCCTATCATCGAAGCTGTGGCCGCTCTGATCGGCGTCATCATCACCTGCGTACTCATCCCCTACATCAAGAGCAAGACCACCACCGAGCAGCAGAAAGAAATCAATGCCTGGGTGAAAATTGCCGTCTCCGCTGCGGAGCAACTCTTCACCGGGAGCGGGCGCGGAGAAGAGAAGAAAGCGTATGTTATCGCCTGGCTGAAAGAGCGCGGCATTACCGTAGATGAGGCCGAGCTTGACGCTCTCATCGAAGCCGCCGTCTATGAGCTGGAGCAGGGCCTCATCCCCCTGGAGGGCATCGCCATTGAGGCCACCACCGAAGTCACCGAGAGCAAGGAGGACAGCGACCATGAGTAACAGCAGCCTCGCTACCTACACCCTAATCAGCCCGAACAAGAACAGCCCCCGCAATCACAGAATCGACACCATCAGCATCCATTGTTTCGTCGGCCAGGTAACGGCAAAGCGTGGTTGTGAGGTCTTCCAGCCCACCAGCAAGGAGGCGTCCTGCAACTACGTTGTTGGCTACGATGGCAGCATCGGCCTATGCGTCGATGAGGGGGACCGCTCCTGGTGTACCTCCAGCGCCTCCAACGACCACCGCGCCGTCACCATCGAGACGGCCAGCGACAACAAAGAGCCTTATGCCGTCACGGACAAAGCCTACGCAGCCCTTCTCAACCTTGTTACGGACATCTGCCGCCGGAACGGGGCCAAGAAGCTGCTCTGGTTCGGGGACAAGGCAAAGACGCTCGCCTATACCCCCAAGGCCGGTGAGATGGTGATGACCGTTCATCGCTGGTTCGCAAATAAGAGCTGCCCCGGCAATTACCTCTACAACCTGCACGGGGAGATTGCCGCCGAAGTTACCAAGCGGCTGAGCGCCGGCTTCACTCTCCCCCCCCACCGCCACCTCCACC